AGAGTAGCATCATTTAGAACAATGTTATCACGTAGAGGATCACTTATATCCACTCCACGTTCTTCTTGATCTCCAAGAATTGAATCTGTAAAACGAACATTTTCCATAACCATAGTGGTTGCGCCAGAATCGTCATCGGTACTCTTAGGTACTATATCACTTTGAGGTAATATTTCGCTATTTTCTCGACAAAATTCCAGCATAGCTTTAAAAATTTCGATTTTGTATCTTATATAAAGAAACTCATCAGGGGACATAGGTTCAGTCCGATTGTAAACTTTCTTAGCTAACTTGCACAAATAGCGCAAGATTTTATTGTATAATTTTGTTTCCATACAAGGGAAATCTGATTTATTATTAGAAAAATCAGCAAAACTAAGTTGAGAACCCTCCTCAACTCCAAGGGCGCACTTTTGAGATGTGCACACACTCCTTCCAATCAAATGGGTATCACTTTTTGTAACAGGATTGTTGTGTTCAGTTAATCAATAACGTACAATTTATTTCAAAATCTGAACGAGGTTTAAGTTTTAACTAATATATTTAAGCCAAGCATTGTACTGCTGGTATCCAAAAATACATTTAAGAGGCATATTTTTCTTTCCAGTGTGCCACACGTTCGTCAAACGTTACATTTAATACTGGTAAAGGTAAAGCATGATTTTCACATACTTTTTGCATTTGTGATCTCCTCAATTCATAGTGCTCTCTTCCGAAAGCAAACCATTCATTTAAAGCACTCTCAATACAACTCGCGGCAACTTGCCTTGGAGTTTGTGAAGATGACTTCAAATTGGCATGAAGAGACTTAAAAATGCTATTCTCATCAAGCTGTCCAATAGAACAGTCAATTTCTGGAATATAGTGCGACTTTCTTTTGAGAAAATCGACTTCATCGAGTGGTAAAAATTCACACACATCATCAGTTTTACTCGGCAAAGTAATAGCCATACCATACTTAGCCAAAAAGGCCTTGTATGTTACAAAATTAAATTTCCGAGTTGAAGCATGATTACTTCCGGTGAAATCATCACCATATGTTGCAGCTCCAACATATCTCCTAAAATTTTTAAGTTCAGGGTATGTGTCAAAGAAGCCCATTCTTACGAGCAAACTTCCAGCAACACTATTCACATCAACAGTCATATTATTTCCTGACGTGTTCATGTTAAAGGACATCAACATAGTTCCG